AATAGTTTGCAGATAGCTTGTTGTTTTTTCCTTTAATCCCACCTGATCTCGCACAATAAGATTTCTTTCGTGCTGGTGAGTTTTTCTTGATGCTCATGTTAGGATCACCAAAGTTTATCTTTTTTACTTTGTCTCCATCTTTTACGAACACCTTGAATTTTTTGACATCGCCCTTCATGGGTTTATTAAGTTTGACTGTTCTACCCTGATAAGTTGCCATCTAGTTCTACCTTTTCTTGTTTTTCTAATTGTTCTGTAAGGGATTGATTTTGTGAAGAAGCATACTCAGCTTTTGCTTTTTGAAATGCTATGACATCATCAACAGTAATCTTTAGTTTTTCTTCTCTCAACAGTGCGTTCTTATCAGCCCAATTATCTAATCGATCATTAAGAAATTTAATGTGTAAATCTTTTTCTTCGATATCTTTTCTAAGCTCTCTGTTTTCTTTCTTAGCTTTGCGTAGTAGTGCTTCTATTTCTTTTTGTGTACTCATTTTTTACCTAACACTTTACCCATTCCTCTTAGACCAAATGAACTTGCTATTGCTCCATACATGGCAAATTGAAACCACTGTGGAGTTCGTGAGAGAGCATCAAAGCCTCTTTCTGTATAAGGTTGTAGTGGAGGAATAAAGCACATAGCTATTATGATAATAAATAAGATAGTCCATGCTTCGTCTTTCCAAGAGTCTTTAGAACCTTTAATAGCTTCTAAATCATAGGCTATCTCGCCCTTTATTTTTTTATTTAATAGTTCAGTTTCAGCTTTTATCTTTGTAACTTTCTGTTCAGCTTTTGCTTTCTTAGTATCTACGACACCTTTAACAACTTCACCAGCTACTCCCAGCAAGGGTTTTAATAACATTTGAAACATTATATATTCCTCATTGTATCTGCCAGTTCGTTAGCTCTATTTGGGGTTTGTTTTGCCCATCTGCTATCTAACATTTCTTCACTGGCAGATTGATAATCACACTTATTTAAGTGGTATTGAAAGTTTTTAAACTTTAATAATCGTGGCAGTCCTAGTTGAAAAGCCATATTAATAACACAGCCAAAAGCGACAGGATCAATATTTTCTTCTTTCGTGAAAGACCTTGCATCTTTAACAGCTTGATCGAAGTCTCTTTCGTAGAACTCCATAATCTTTGTATCATCATATTCTATTCCTTCCTGTAAGTCGTCTGAGGGTAGTACCAAGTGTCCAACACCAAATGTGGCGTTGCCCAAGTGATCTTTATAAACTTTATTAATTTTTCCTTCGTGTTTGATAATCTCTTGTTTTATTTTTTCGTACATTCTATTAGTTTCTCCAAATACCATTGAGCTTTTTTTAAATCTTCAATCCCATTTTTTTGCTTATGTCTCACAACATATTTAATGATGTTGCCTGAAAAATAATCGAGATTAAATTCACTAATAAAGTCAGAGACTTGTATCTTTGTACCTATGTAGTAAGGCGGATTTATTTTATCTACAGCTTTTTGTTCCATCTATTACCTCTTTTTAAAACCATTGGTATAAGTTGAGGAACTCCATTAATTATAATTAAAGTTCCTAAAACTGGTCTTTTGATGTTCACTCTTGAATAGGCAAAAGCTAAAGAGTCTTTATCAATTAAACACCCAATGGTTGCACCCCATCTAAGAGCTTCAGGAGAACTGAAGAATTTTAACTCATACCTAGAATGGTAGTGAGACTGGATATATCCAGAATAATTTAATGCTTGTGCTGATTTCAAACAATCAGCGTTCATGTTATGAGTAAAATAATAACTGCCGAACTTATCTTTAATTATTAATTTATCATGCCATTTCCATTTTTTAGGATTTACATTAAGTATATCTGCATAATCCTTTATGGCTTGTTTTGGAAACCCATAAGTTTTTCTTTTACGATAAACCATAGATCCATGATTAGAATGTAATAAATCCATAGTAGGAAATAATTTTTCTAATTTTTTTATATCTTTTCGTGCAAGTTCTAATTCTTTAGAAGAACTAGGTAAGTCAGGATCTGATTCATGATACGACAAAGCTGAGTAATCAATTTCATCGCCTAACATCACAACTCTATCAAATTTATATTTTTTATTTATTGCTTTTAAAAAAGATAAATGGTCTTGATGTGCAAAAGGATAATGGGTGTCACTTATACAAAGTATATTTGACATCTTCCTCCCTATATATTTGTCACCTCTTTTGTTGTGCAAAAGGTCGTTACATAAACATTAGGAACAACCATTATTTTATTTGCAACTACAACAGCATCTACCTTACATTCTTGTAAAGTATTATACATCGCCTGTTGGTTTACTTGTGTAATACAAGTTTTATCAAGTGGTACAGTGGGTGACTGAATACATAACCACATGATTAAAAAAAACTTCATTAATCACCTATGAGATAGTTCTCTATCCATATTATTTTTTCTTTGATAACAGCTATGTCTTGTTGCATGGCTGATATAGAATCTGCTTTTGCTTCCACAGCTTCTAATCTTTCACTCCACATACCCCATGTCATCGCTAATGATGCAAGGATCACTAGGTAAGGCAATACTGTTTTGATATCAAAGTTCATTTAGACCACTCTACCTTAAACTCATTTCCTTTTTGATCTTGGATAGACATCGTTTGTTTTTCTGTTCCATAGATTTTAGGTGCTAGTTTACCAGCCTTAAAGTGAACATTTTTTTGTATAATCTCTAATAATTTAACCTTAGTCATATTTAACTTAGGATCTTTTTTTGCTTGTTCTAATAAGATATCTAAATCTTCTATCGTGTAGAGGACACTATCGTGTTTTGCTTGTAGGTATTGTTTGTTTAGCTTTTCGTCTTTGTTGATCCATTGTCTCAGTGTTGTCCAAGATACATCTAGTTCTTTGCAACATTCACGAATGGTTTGACCTCTCGCTAACATTTCAAATAAATCAGATAAAATAGACTGTTTGTATTTACTAGGTCTATTACCTTGTTTTCTTACTACTGCTGTTGTCATTATTTTACCTTTGCTGACATATTGTTTAGTGGATTGTTCAATGCCTTATTAATATTTAAGTTAAGGTTATCTTCGATGATTTTAATCTCATCAAATATTTCTCTTGTATCTTCTTTTTGTCTATCTTCTACATCATTGACTATTTCTGTAATGTGTCTGATGTCACCATTCATTTGACGCAAATCTGCTTTCATGTCTGTCTTTAAATCTTTTGCTACATCTGCAACGAGGGTAATCTCATCAAGGATCATATCTAGCTCTGATTTTAAGACTGCTAATTGTTCATCATAGTGTGATAGATCAGGTGCTGTGTATTCTTCTATCTTGGCTTTCATATCCAAGTAGTCATCGTAAAACTTATAGCCAGTCCAACCACCACCAATGATTGCACCTATCAAGGATAAGATTAGAAAAAACTTACCACCAGTAAACTTTATGCCTTGATACTCAATACTGGTCATTAATCATATTCTCCATCATGTTATTTTGTGCTGACTGAAATAATCCTCCGTAAAGATCATCAATCTGCATCATGTTATAATTAGAAATATCCATGTCTGTTAAAGTGGTTTGTTGATATTCGTTAAATCCTTTTGTATCTGCTAGTTGTGCCATGACAGCTAATTTAACTGTATCAAGAGCAACTTGATCGCCACTGTCTGCAACTTTAGCTAAAATCTTTTTTGCAATTTGTTCTTTAGTTTCTTTCTGTTGAACAACCTTAACTTCTCTTTCTTCTTGTTCAGGTTCAGGTTCTTGCGTTTCTTCTACTTCTTCTGTTTCTTCTACTTCAGGTTCGTTTTCTACTTCAGGCTCGACCTCGATATCCATTTCAGCTACTTCTTCCATAGCCTCAGCAATTTCAATCTCAACTTCAGGTTCTACCTCTATCTCAAAGTCAGGTAATTCTAATTCTGCCATTTCAATCTCAGGCAGTTCAATAGATATTTCTTCAATATTTATCTCTATAGGATCTAAGTTATCGCCAAAGTCTATTTCAATAATCTCAAAGTCTGTAGAGTCATTAATAATATCGTCAATAACATCATTAACTATATCGTTTATAATATCTTCTACTTGCTCGACCACAGTATAAGTAGCAGTTAAAACAGGATCACTAAAGATTGCTCCGTAATAACCTGTTGTATATCCAGCGTCTGTACCCCATAAAGACATCTGTGTAGTAATGTCAGTATAGTTATTAGGCTGAATGATATCTGTGTAGAGATAATCTTGTGTGCCACTAAAATCTAATTCTACTTCTTTTTCTAGTGTTTGAAAGACAGTGTTATCTTGGTCTCTAAGAGTAACTGTAATTTTAAAAATATCTTTACAATCACCATTAGTCGATGAACAAGTAGGTACAGTAATATTGCTTTGATGTGACTCGACAGTTACGCCATAGTTTATATCAAACCCTTGTTGTATTTCTTCAATGGTTAAACCACCATCAGTAATGAGACTATAAACATCACTGGTTATTGTGCCTCCACCATCAGCAACACCACGAGTATTAGCCGATCCTGTGCAGACTTCACCATCTTCTAATGTTCCTGAATAAGAACATTGTGTGGTACTAACTTTCCCACTTTGTGTCCATTCGTCTGCTGGGGTTACTAAGTTAGAAGTTTCTTCAGAATAAGAATATGCCTGTGGTAATAGCCAAAACAACGCTACCAAGAATATAGTTTTTAGCATTTGACTCCTTTACATAATCAGGTCGATCTGTAGGGTGACTATCCCAACCAGCTTGTGCTACTTCACCTATTGTTCCAAAGAACGGACAGGGAGTACCAGCCATTTCCATAGCAGAAAAGACACGAGGATCTTGACAAAGAACTGAAACACCAGCAACTTTCATTCCCATACCATATAAAGCACGAGATAATTTTAATCGCTCACAGGTGATATCTGTAATAGTAGAGCCTTTTGCAAAACCAAATATTTGAGTCTGTAAAGCAACTGAGCCACCTGAAGTACAAACATCTTGATTAGATATCATGACATTCGGTGCGTTAGCTGTACTAGGTGCTTTATCTACAGTGGTTGTTCCTGTTACTGTAGAACTAACAGTTGTATTAGTATTCGCTTTTACATCTGTAATAGTCGCAACTGTTCCAAATAATAAAAGTATTGCTACTAAAAGTTTCATTTACAAATACAGTCGTAACCTTCGCAACATTCACACATAATTAACTCTTTGGATATTTATCTTTTGTAGATTTTATTGTGGCTTTCCAACCATCAACGCCATTGTGATATATGTCATCTAGCTGATCTGCTATAGATGGATATTCATCTGCTCTTTTTCTCTGATACTCGTTATTGTCGTAAGCAGTTTGTAACTCAGCTTTCTTTGCTGATACTTGACTCCATGTAAAATCCTGTGTGTCTTTGTAGATGGCACTGCCATTCTCATCTGCACCAGAGATATATTTTACATTGGCTTCATACTCAGCTTGATTGCTAGGTTCACCATTGACCACTACTTGAGCATCTTCATCAAGAGCTTTGATTGCACTTATTATATCTGTCATTGTTTTTTTCCTT